AAATATCTGGGATCACCGCTCCGTTTGCCGAAAATTTTAGAACAACAGGTCTGACACTTTAGCACGTTAAAGTGTTAGCGTGTGAAAATATTAACAAATTATTGCACAAGTATTAACAACATATGAATTAAAAAGAATCAATAAAATCTGCACATGAAATTAAAAAATATCAGTAGACAAAAAATCAAACCATGGTACTATATAGATGTAACAAGAAAGAAACAAACATCAAACGCAAATAAAGAAAGTGAGGATTGAAACAATGACATTTGATGAAAAGAGAGAGTTAATCTTATTGGCTGAGAAAAATATCAAGAGTGGGAAAAATGTGTCGAAAGTTGAAAGCGAAGATGTTAAAAACATGATGAAGAAAATTGCCGCTAACGCGGTATGTATAGGACTATACAATTTTAACCGTTTTGTCATTTCGCACATCAGTGATGGAGATTTTACAACAATAAAGCCCGAATGGAAAGACGCTAGAGTTGGGATGGTAAAATGTTTGGCGATAATCAATAATGAGGGTGAAGATCTTATAGACATTTTAGGTCTTGAAGAAATTGAAGAAGCGGTACGTTTTACCATTTTTGAATTAGGTACAAGTGAGGATGACGATGAGTAAACCGATTAGAAAAATCAACATTCCAGAAACGACAAGAATCAACTTTGTTGATAAGCGCACCACCATAAAGGAGACTTTATCAGATGGACAATTCAATTATTATGACCTTGATTCCACTTTACTCTGTGAGGGGTACTATACAAATCAGATTCGAGGGACGTTGCAAAAAGTGGAAACGGATAAAGAGACGTATTACACTTTTACCTTTAACAATGGCAATGAAACACACTACCGCAACTTTTACAAGTTGCGTAGATGATGTATATGTATCTGGGCTACCACCGTAGACCACAACACAATACATTATAATATAAACGGCTGATATTACATTTCAAACAAACAATAACACAAAAAAAAAAAAGGAGATTTAAATTATGAAGAATTTTAAACTGGTATCTGGAGACGAAAAATGCGTAAAGCTTGTAAAAATCAATGGTACAACAGCACTTGCGAAGGACGCAAAACCATCTGGTAAGCTTTTAGGAATTGTAGTTGGTACTGATGATGTAACAGGGAAAATCACTTACTATCTCTGTATGGAAACTGAAGAAGGTTTTGGCATTTACGCAACAGGTGTTACACGTGAAATTGACAAGATTTCCGATTTGTTAACGGATGCTATTGCAGATGGGCATGATTTTATCATTGAATGTACAACAGGTATTTCAAGAAACTCTGGACAGACATTCTTTAAAATTATGGTAAGAAGCTTTTAAAATCAGCAAACGGTCAACAGTGCGGTTGACTCCAAATAATAGAACGGAAGCTAATCAAGTTTGTTCATTTTACATCAATAAGGGGACTGGAAACAGTCCCTTTTATAATTTCACAATGTTAACAATTTGTTAACAAAATATCTCATATTTGTTCATATTTATATGTTAAACTGAAAGAACAAAAAATGAAAGTGAGGTATTGAATATGTATTTAGAAAGCCAATTATTAGAACTTCAACACGCTATTGTATTGAGAGCATTAGACGATATCAAAACACCTGTTTTGCGACTGAAGTATTACAGAGAAGTTAAAGAATCGCTTGAATTATACGCACCACTGTATCATATGTCGGCAGATGTAATGATACAAAATGCAATCGCAAGTGGCTACATTGAGCCTTTTACAGAGAGAGAGGTAGAAATTTATGGCAAGTAAGCAAAAAGAGCGTGTTGGTGAAGTCCAACGCGCAAAAGGTGTATTATATGAAGTATCTAACGATAAGTACACGCTACTTAAACAGCACTACACAAAACAAGAGCTTCTACTACTTCTAAGAACTTTAGGTAAAAGAGCACAAACCAGATTAAAAACATTAAGCACATATTTCAGTGAACGCGGCAAAAAGTACACTGGACAAATCAACCCGGTATATGACAGATATAAAGGATTCGACATAAAATATCAAGGGTTGTCAACGCAAGCTCTTTACAAGAAAGTTAGAACGGCAATCGACATTTTAAATGCTAAACAGTCAACTTATAGCGGCTATGTAAAATTACAACACACAGCATTCAACAAGTTAAAAGAGAATCACCCAAAACTCAAAGATTTGACATTTGACCAATGGCAAGCAATGGTTGTATACATGGGCATGTGGCAATCAGCACATGAGGGTGAGCAGTACGATAGTGAAACGTTACTAAGCAATGCTAAATGGTCATATGAGACGGGTCAATGGGGACCATTTGAGTTTGAGAAAGTTGATCTTGATAAGTGGTTTTTAGACGTTCAACGTGAAGGGTCATCTGGACAATGGTTAGACTTGAAAGAGGATTTTGACGACATTTAAGTGAGGTGTAAACAATGGCAAAACGAAAAGAAAAAATTTCATATTGTAAAAAGTTTCTTTGTTTTGACATTGAAACGACTCATGAACACATAGCAGAAGATTGTGATATAATCTATACATGGCATTGGTCGGTGATGGATAGTGACTATAACTATAACACATGCTCATCATGGTCAAATTTATATGATTACTTGCATAACCAATATCAGACATTTGCAACTCAAGGCGAGAACCGTGTTATTGTTTATGTACATAACTTATCATATGAAATGGAAGCTATAATAAGAAACCTAGAAGGACACACCATGACAGGCGGTTTCTACATGGATACGCACGAACCCTTATATCTTATCATTGATGATGTACTAGAGTTTCGATGCACATACAAGCTTACAAATAAAGGTCTTGCGGATTGCGGTGAAGACGTAGGACTTAAAAAGCTTGAAATGAACTATAAAGATGTTGTGAAACCTAACGAAACCTTGCCGCCCGATAAAGAAAAATACACATATCGAGATGTTGAAATCATGGTGGCGAAAATTCATCAACTGGAAGAACAGGAAAATAAACCGTTCTATGAATTTCCATATACAAACACTGGTTTCTTGCGTGATGAACTTCGAGCAATCATGAAAAAAGATGCTAAGTGGATGAAGATGTTTAAAAACACTTCGCTTGACTATGACAGATATGTGATTTGTCGAAAAGCTTTCATGGGTGGTTATACACACGCTAACTACATGTACGCGGGGCAAATCATGGAAAACGTTGATAGTTACGACTTTGGGAGTGCCTATCCTTTTGCAATTGCAACAGAGAAATTTCCAGTAGCACCGCTTAAACGCTTGCCAAATGCGAATATTTATGACTTAAAACGTCTCCTTAACACAGACAACTATCTATTTATCTGTACCATCACAGCAAAGAACGTTCGCGCAAGAGGTACGATGACATTTCTATCATCGTCGCATTGCGAAGTCTCAAGCGATAGCGTACTTGATAACGGGCGAATTTATAAAGCCGACATGATAAAAACAACATGCACTAGCCTTGACCTTGCTATTATTCTACGCATGTACAAAATAGATGCTATCCGTGTTGATGAATGCTACTATTGTAGAGCTGACTACTTGCCGTCTGGTATAGTATCGACTATGCTTAAATACTACAACAAAAAGCAAAGCTTAAAAGATGTAGAGGGCGAAGAACTAAATTACGGTAAAGCAAAAAACCGTGTTAATAGCTTTTACGGCATGTTTGTTCAAGACCCTATTCACGATGTTGTTACACTTGATGGCACAGAATGGACTTTAGAGCACTGTGCAATCACCAATAAAGAGGAAATTTCCGCACAGCTTGAAAAATTTTATAAGTCATTCAGAAGCTTTTTGCCATATCAAATAGGCGTTTTTATACCTTCATGGACACGCTACCATTTAATGCATGATATAGTGTCGAAAATTGATAGAAATGTGCTCTACTGTGATACAGACAGCGCAAAAGTTATAAACCGCGAAGAATGTTTAGATGTTGTAAACGGCTACAATGACTATGCAAAATATAAAGTTGAGCTTGCTATCAAGAGATATGGTCTTGACTATACTTTACCCGATTTGGGCGTTTTTGATTGGGAAACACGGAAGAAGGGTTCGTGGCTAAAATTTAAAACTTTTGGAGCGAAAAAGTACATATATCAAGAGCGTGATGGAAAGCTATACATGACTGTGTCGGGACTCTCGAAGAAAGCCGTAAATTATCTTACGTCAATCGAAGATTTTGAAATTTTTACAACTTTTGACAAAGATGTATCGGGGCGTACAATATCACATCCAACCACAAACGCCATACCGACTTATGACAATGGTGGAACGTGGATAGAGGACACCACTTATACTTTATCAATATCACCCGAATATGGCGCGTTGATTGGAATAGACGTTTATAGCATCAAGCCGACAATAATAACAAAAGAGGGAAAAAAAGAGAACACAGATAAAGATATAAGTAAACGTTTAGAAAAATTCACGGTAAAGACCAAACATTTATCGCCAATAATATTAGAAAAGATAGGAGAATAACATGGAAATTGAAAATCTTTATATAACAGTAGGTGACGAAACCTATATAAATATTCCATCACTATATACTTTAAACGCTGACGTTTACATTGTTTTTGGTGAACGCTCGGCGGGTAAAACATACTCAGTTTTCAAGGGGTTGTTTGACGACTATGACGCAACAGGTGCACAATTCGTCTATATGCGTACACGTGAAGATTACTTAATTCGCGGTCGTGCATGGGGTGCAGTTTCCAACATCAAACCGTACGTAGAAAAGAAGCTATGGAAAGAAGAAGCGAACTTGAATTATTACAGCGGTAGTTATAGAAAACAATCGTTGGGAAGAAATAACAAATGGGTATATGACACTTGTGGTTATAGTTCATCAATAGCATCATGGATGAAATATAAAGGAAACGGCTACGACAGTGTTAAAACTATATTTTTTGATGAATTTATCGAGGATGACGACACCACTACAATTCGCCCACTCTCAAAAGGTGAATTTTTGAAGGGTTATAGTCAACAGTTGTCTACAATTATACGAAAAAGAAAGGGCGTTCGTATTGTAGCATGTGCAAATAGCATCAATCCCAAAAGCCCTTTGTTTGAGTACTATAACATTGATGCACGTAAACTTGAACAAGGTAAAATTTACATTTTTAATCGTAAACTTGAAGATGACATTTTAAAAATCTGTTGCTTATATACAGAACCGCCAAAGCACGCACACGTGTCTAAACATCTAGCTGTTTACGAGTCACAAACAAATGACATGACAATCAATGGCGCATGGCAAGAGGATATTTACCCCGAACTCTATAACAATTTACCGTGGCGGTGGTATGGTGAACTGTCTGCACAAAACAACAGAATTTACATTGCAGACTTTGCAATAACTATAATTTTGCCGACAAAACAAGGTGTACCCCTAACAATCATAGATGGTAAATACAAAGCAAAAACAATCTTACAAACAAACGAGCTATATTTACCATCAACACAGAAAATTATACAGTGGCTACTATACTACAAACGCACTTCCCAAATTTGCGCAAGCTCCAAAACAGCATCTGAAAAATTCAATGACTTAATAAAACGAATACTTATTGACAAAAATTAAACCTATGATAAAATGAAAGTGGGACTACCAGACAGACCGCGAAGAACGGGGTAGTTGTGCAAACTGTCAGCACGGGCGTGGAGACACGCCCACCTTTTTAGAAAGTGAGGTGTTGTGATGGATATTAGTGCAGTTACGCAAATGATTACAAGTGTCGGCTTTCCAATTTGCATGACGTTGATTCTCTGTTATTACATCAAGTATCAGACAGACGTGCACAAAGAGGAAACAAAAGAGCTTACAAATGCAATCAATTCCCTCAGGGAAATGATATCGGAAATTAAAACAGAGTTGGAAGGTGGTGTGAAAGAATGATATATTATGAAGTAATTAAAAAAGCATTATATATGTTTTATCATCGTGATGAGTACGCATACTTTTACGGGGCAAAGGGGCAAGTGTTGACAGACGAAGTCATGAACACTTTAATTAGTCTCGAACCAGCATATTTTGCAAAGTACACAACACAGGAGTTAAGTGCTTATAAAGCTTTCTCGCGTGGTAAAATCGGACTTGATTGTAGCGGTTTTGTTTCCGCTGTCGTAGGCGTTGAAAATTACAGTACGGGACACTATCATGACGGGGCTGATAAGACAACACCGCTTCTAGGTACAGAAGGTAACGGTTTGTATACAACTTTTGGCGGCAAAGGTAGACATGTAGGAATTGACATTGGATACGGTTTTTTCTTACATATGCCAAAAGAGGGGCAGACAATCACCTTAGGCAGAATTGCAGAATATGAGTGGGAACACAGTTTCCATTTTGTAAATATTAACTATGAGGGGGCAAAAGCATGATTGATATTGATAAGATGGTGACAACGCTTTCAATTCCAGATGGGATGACAGTTGATGAAATGCGAAGAATTGTTGTTGACGTTCTTGACATGGCGAAAGCTTCAAATGTAGCTGAGAAAGCCATTGCGACAGAAAACGCAACACTGAAAACGGAAAACGACAGACTCAGCAAGCAGAACTTGGAGCTGTTCAACCGTGTAACAACTTCTATTTCTCCGTCCACAAAAACAAAGGATGATGACGATGACGAAAAAGATGAAGTCACAACCGATGACATTTTAAGCTATTATAGCTAATATAGAAAGTGAGGTGTAAAAGTATGGCAAAAACAACAACACCGCTGTCAAGCGCACAGCGCGGAGTAAATCTTTTTAACGATGCTAGAAAGAATTCCTCAAACGAATACATGAGGGCAACAGGCGAAGTTACCGTGGCGACATCTATTAGTCACGCCATGACACCAATTGTAAAGTATGCACCATTTATGAATGAGTTTCTTCACTATGTTGTAAACAAGATTGTCATCCAGTCCGTGGAATCTAAGATGTATACCAATCAGTATGCAATGCTGAAAAAAGAAGGTTTTCCACTTGGAACTGATATGGAAATGAACTATGTCAATCCTGCCATGGGGCGTGATTATGACATTTCTCTTGGAGCAACGCTGTTACAGGTGACAAAACCAGATGTAAAAACTTGTTATTTCCGACAGAATCGTAGACGACAGTTTCCAGTAACTATTCCTAGAGAGCTTATGGAAGGTGCTTTCACGTCATGGGAGCAGCTTGACAGTATGGTAACGGGCATGGTGACAAGTCTTTTCAGTGGGAACGAGATTGAAGAAGAAAACCTTATCAAGAAGTTGATTCAGACTTCCGTTAAAAACAACGTAGTAGTTAAGAAGGAAATTCCATGGGATGAGGGTGACCCTGCCGCTTCATCTGTCGGCTTTATCAAGACCATTCAGAAAATCGCACTTGATATCACACATGCTTCAAGTGATTTCAACAACTATCAGGCATATGCAACAGCACAAGGAATTGTAGGAGCAACACCTGCAATCACATGGACTCCATCCGACAGTTTGTATTTATTTGTAAGAAGTGACGTATTAGTTAACTGCAATGTTGAGACACTAGCTGGAGCTTTCAACATGTCTAAGGCTGATTTAGTCGGACGTGTCACACCTTTCCCAGACTTTGATTATCTCGATTTCGAATCTCCCATTGATCCTGCAACACAGTATTGGAAAACCATCAAGGATGACCAAAACATTCTTGCAGTACTTGCAGATGTTAATACTTTCGAGTACCGCGACAATCTGAGTACAAGCGGCGACTTCTACAATGCCGCTGGAATGTATCAGAATCAGTACTTAAACGTATGGCAGATATACGGCATTAGACCGTGGGGAAATGCTGTTGCAATTTGCAAAAATGCTTAATAGAGGGGGGGATATTATGACAACTGTATACTTGTTTGACTCGCCATTCGACGACAGCGGTAAACACTTGTTAATCCCGACAGAAAGAAACGCTGAGGGGTTCTTAAAAGAACTTCTTGGCGTTCTTACTTATAAACGTTATGATAATGTGACGTGGGAAAGACAGGGGCAGACTTTCCGTTGTCCAGTACGAGCAGATGAATTAAGACGCTATAATTATATGGCATATCAAAACGAGTCGCGAATTGAATTTGCTTATATCATTGATTATCAGTATGTAAACAACAAACTCACATATGTAAATACATCTGTTGACTATTGGGCGACTTACCTTGATAAATTCACATTCCATCCATCCACAGTCATGAGACAGCACCCAGCAAGTGACGGGCTTTTTGCAAACTTTTACCCCGAACCAACACAAGTTGACAGGTGGGAAATTGCACGAACTGAGTATGGATTTCATAAAGATGATGATGACAGCGTTTATCTTATGACAGCAAACGACACTGATACATACAAAGATAGATCGAGCGATTTCTACGCGGCAATTGCAAATTTCGCCATGGGCGATTACGGGCAAATCAATAATTTCTTTTCGTTGGTATCTGTCAACCCTTGCGAATGTGGCGGCATAGTCCAAAGTAACACAAGTAAGCTGTCAAGAGCACAAGCGTTAGAAGTAGTTAAACGCTATGCAAAGTGTGGTAGACAGGAAGACATAATTGGAGCATATCACGTGCCAAAGTTTTTTGCCACTGACATAAGCGGCGAAAATCTTGATAAGGTTGACAACAGGACAGGAGAGGTTGAGTTGGTGCAATCCTTTGTTGAAAAACCTTTGTGGAATAAGCTTTACACTTCCCCACAATTTAACAAGTTAACAGTCAATTGCGGTGGAAGTGCTAAAGAATATGATTTCCGTTATTTTGATGAGTCTGCACTGCTAGCCAAAAAGTTTAAATTCAAGTGGGCGGCTAACCAGTCACAATTAGGCGGCATTGTTATAACACCAGAGCAGTACGGAAACGGAACAAACGGAGACTATTCGCTTGCAAGTAGTACGTGGGATAGTGTACAGTTATCGACTACACAGCTAAACAATAGCGGTGTTATGCGTGACTTTGGAAACTTTGGCGTTGCGTCAATCGGAAATCTTTTTTCACTTGACATTAAAGGTGAGCTGCAAGCCGCGGAAACTTTTGCAGAAAATTTGGGTGCAAAATTTGAAGAATCAGACCTAACAATTGGAAATCCTACTGGAACTATCGCAATGTATAACGCACTTTTCCCTATGATTTCTGTTGCATGGTATTATCCATCTTTGCAAGATATCAAAAAATTTAACAACTACTTCTGTATGTACGGCTACAATTACAATGGCAGTCTTGCCGACATTGTAATTGATTCGTTGCCAATTGTGAACTATGTACACACAAGCGGTGCGATTGTCACGGCAAATGACGCGCCACAAAACGCAATCGCATACATAACAAATCGCCTTGATAGTGGTGTGTGGTTTTGGCATGGCATTTCAAATTTTAAACGCACTGATAAAATATTGGAAAATCATTTTCCAGAAAGTGAGGGCGGTTGATATGGCAACATATATTGGTGAAGCTTCAAAAGATGAAAACGGCAATTTATGGGGTGGTAGAGACGGAGATCAAAACGGACTTGAAGTCCGCGTAACAGGGTGGTTTCCACAAACTGGAGACGGTAGGCGCTGGGATTGGGTGGCACGTATTCGCAACCGCCCAGACGTCGCCCGTGGAATTGCTACACTTATGATAGAATCATGCGACAATCAAAATGTTGGTTACAATCAACATAGAAGGGAAACTTATACAAATGAGTGTCGAAAAGTCGGGTGGAAACCAAAAGACGTTAAAGTACCTTGCGCAACTGACTGCTCTGCTTTAGTTGCATGTATATTAAATTGTCTCAATATTCTAGTAAGTACAAGTATGAATACATACAACGAACTAGAACAGCTTAAAAACACAGAGCTGTTTGATATATTGTATGACAGTAAATATTTGACAACAGGTGATAACTTGCAAGTGGGCGACATTCTACACATGCCTGGGCATACGGCTATAGTTGTACAAAATTCAGAATCGACACAGCCTGTTCCGGAAGAAAAGAAAGAAAATGAGCAAGTTGGTGCGCGAATGTGGATAAATTGGCAATATTTTGAATCTGGTAAAGAATATTCAGATATTAGCGGTTGGTATATAAACGGTGACGGTGGGCAAGCTTACGGGCGATATCAGTTTGACTATGAATACGGTTTAGTTCCGTTTATGCAATTTTGTGTGCAACAGTATCCGAACCTCTTTAGCGGTTTTCAACCGTACATCGATTTGGGAGTAAAAAATCCCGCACTTATCAATAACGCTGGATTAAAACAGCTTTTCATCGACTACACAAATAATCACTTGGCAGAATTTTCAAAAATGCAAAATTGGGCGATGTTTAACGACTATTACCAATTGATACGAACCAACATACAAAAACATTTGGGCTATGATGTATCTAACATCGGTGCTTATGCTGTTGGCACTGCCGCAAGTATCGCAATTCGCGACAGTGGTCATTGGGATGCTGTACAAGATATTTTTGTTGGCACAACAGGAAAAGAGACAGAAAGTGATTGGATAAAATTGGTCATGGCACGTCAAAACGCTAAAACTGGTTACTATGACGGAGACAGATGGACAAATACACAGTACAACCGCGTCTTTGCTGACATGGCGTCCCAAACAGGCGTTATACAAATTGGCGAAGGTACAATTTCAGACTCAGACTCAAAAGCCCCCGTCAATCCAGCTGGTGGAAATGCTGGAAGCGCAACAGGTAGCGGCACGACTGAGGTTGTGCAACCAACAACACCGCCCCCACCAATAGGGGGAATTGATGCTAGAAGCATGTTTTGTCCGTATTGGTCTTTGAAATACTTTGCTAATGTTTTACCACTGAAAATTGATCGTTGACAATCACGGTCAATCTGGTAAAATGTAGGTAGAAGGTTAAGGGCTGAGGGGTGAGGGGTGAGGGGTGAGGGGTCAACACTCTATGTTCCATGTTCCACGTGGACCGTTAACAATAGAAAGTGAGGTGTAGCAATTTGAAAAGAAATACCAAAAATCAGAACACACAAGCGGAAAATTTGTTGGCGATTGGGTTATATTACAGTTTTCTACGTAGAATCGCCGTTGATGCATGGACTTTTGAAGGTTTGCCGTTTGAGGATGATGATATTTACAGACACGCGAATTGTATATTGAATGAAAATTTTGTGCTCGGTAAGCTGGGGGGACTATGGAAGGAATCTGAATTTTTTGTTGTTGGTGAATGTGTGGCGGCAAGCACACTTACATGGTACGGTGGCGCGACAAAGTATCAGTGTCAGACGTTTACGAACAGTGTTACTAGAGATATTAAAGAAGTTGCGACGCTTACAGCTAGCCTATCCCCGTTTACAAATTACGACATTGTTTCCATTGACGGCTTATGTCGGCACTTTGCGGCTTTGCTGTATGAGTGTGACAGGTGTATAAATGTCAATTTGAAAGCACAGAATACACCAGCTATTCTTAATGCACCCGATGGACAGGAATTAACATTTGCCAATTTATATGAACAGATTGCTGGACACAAACCAGTTGTATATACAAGAGATATGTCACCTTTAAAAAGTCAGTATGATGATATTAGACAAATCGTATACCAGACACCAGCACCTTTCGTTGCCGGAAGTGTCGAACAGCTAAAGTCTATGCTTATGTCGGATTTTATGTTTATGCTGGGCGTCAATGGGCGAACACAGTCTAAAGTTGCACAAGTTTCAAGCCTTGAAGTGATGCAAGACGCACCTACTTTAATGGTGCTAAGAAATAGTTACGAGACGGCAAGACAGAATTTTTGTGATCAATGTAAAGCGAAGTTCGGGCTTGATGTTAAGGCGACATTTAATGACAGAGTAATTGGTGATGCTGGTTTGTTAGACCAATTCACGGTTATGAATACGAACCGTGACACAGTGGAAACTGTGAAAAACGCTGGTTTGGAATCTCAAGAGAAGGGAGCTGATAACAATGACAATTCCAATGATTGACACTAATTTTGTAGACAATGACAAGTATTGGTATGATGTAGGGGCGGCTTATACGCTCCATGTCTATGATATTTTGCAGAATGCACAGATTGGAAATGACAGGAAGTCGAATAAGAGTTTGTTTGCTAATTATGATTTTGCGACTTTTGGGCTTGATGTTTATCCGCTTTTCAGTGAGGAGTTTAGAAAGCCTATTAACGACATGATCATAAGACATTTTCTGGAATGGGAAATTGGTTATGAGACAGACTTTTTGTTCCGTGAGCACATGAGAGGTGATATGGCGCGAATTATGCCCGAACTGAATTTAAAGCTAAAAGCACGTTTTGAAGCTTACAACGCAAAGAATATGTTTGAGACTGATAACAGCAAGAGCGTTCATAAATCCAATGATTGGCATAAATTTTTAGATACTCCGCAAGGTCAAACGGATTTATTGGATGATAACTATTTGACGAATGTAAGCAAGAATCATGTTGACGACTCTACCATGCACAGCGGTTCGAGTGGAACTGCCGCGGCTAATGCACAGACTTATACAACTGCCGTGTGGGATTTTGAGACGGAGATTTGTGATAAACTGAAACATAATTTTTTGGGGCTGTTTAGGTGATTGACGTAAGCGGAACTTGTGTTATAATGTGAGTAGAATTATGAAAGTGAGGTGTAACTATGGCGAATATACCTATTATCAATCCGCCTAACAAAGAGCATTTGGGCTTTTGTTGGCATCATCAATTTACGATTCCTTTGCTTTTTGATGATTGTTTGTCGCTTTTACAGAAGGTTTGCGCTTTGTGGGCGAAATTGAATGATGTTATTGACGCATTGAATGAATTTAACAATGAATTTAATGTGTGGGCAAAAAGTGTAGAAGAATCTTTAAAAGATTTGTATGCAAAGTATCAAGCCCTTGATACTAGAGTGACGAATATCGAAAATGAGTTACAGTCTATCCAAAACGAATTGACTAATATCAAAAATGACATTTCAAATATTGAGCAACGTTTAGACAATGTTGAAAACAGATTAACGACTGTTGAAGGTGATATTACAAATATTGAGCAACGTTTAGATAATGTCGAAAACAGATTAACGACTGTTGAAGGTGATATTACAAATATTGAGCAACGTTTAGATAATGTCGAAAACAGATTAACGACTGTTGAAGGTGATATTACAGATATACGTCAGTCAATTTCCAATATCGAAAACTCTATTACTCAGATTCAAGCTGACATGACAGCGTTAGAAGCTAGGGTGAAAAAGTTGGAAGATTTGTTGAAGAATCTTAACATCATTCCACCTCAGACAATTCTTGATTTAACCGACAATGATTCAGTCTGGGCGACTGTTTGGGGTGCATGGTGGGACTGGTTTTGCACAAATGTTATTGACTTCGCAAGCGGTGACAGTAAATCAAATTGGGAATTGTCCAACAATTTAAAATGGCATGACACAGTGACAAAACCGAAACGAACTATTCAAATAGGCTATTTAGGTCAACCTGTTGCTCTTGTAAAGTTACCATTCATTGCGGTACGTAAAAGCGTTTGGACTTCTAAACCAACCATTGCACAAATAAATGCCGTTGCACCAAATTTCAAGGCTGATGCTTTATATCCCGCTAATGGTTTTTTCAACCTTACATTAACACAAGAGTTTGGGTACACGATGGATGAAGTTAAGCTTATGACAAGTTACATTCCTTTTTTAACTAAAGACAGTACCATTGTTAAAATTGATAATAAGTTGGCATATACAAGTTTTGCTGTACAAGCCGATGTACGTTTACAAATTCCAAAAACTGGAACTAATGCAAAACTTGCAATTGTGCCACAAAGCATTACCTTAGCGGCTGTCCCAAATGCGGAAGATGTATCAATTGCAACAGCCTGGGATTTATATATTTATTGTATCGCTGAGAATGGTTAATTAGAAAGAGAGGTATTATATATGGATTTATTGAAATATTTAGAACCAATGAAGAATTTGCCAGAAAGGTTTTCCAATCTTGCGTTTTGGCGTGGGGTGAGAAAGCTGAGGGATGAGGTTGTTAATGCGTTCGAGTATGTGGATAGTTGGGGGGAGAATATTGAGCATAGTATTAGCAATCAAAAACCGCCATTCTACTATAATGATATTGCAAATTTGATTAGCGTTGATATTACAGATACTTTTTGGAGTCAGATCAACCTTGTTACAGTCGGAGAAAAAACTTTAATGACCACCGACGAAGCTCTTGGTTATTATTGCGATATCCGACCTAATAGTGTTCCATTTATCCAAATTTCTACTTCGCCGCAATTTAGTTTTGGTGTGGGCTTTTGCTTTACTGCCCCGGATCCAAGTATGCCTAACAAGTATCATGTTATTATATATGGTATCCCGACACTTGCAAACTTTGATATTGAAACACTTAAAAAAGCAAAAGTTCATTTAAATTACTTTTAAAAATAACCGCCCGTTTTGGGCGGCTATTTTTTCTATTTGTTGGGGAATGTGATTTCTAACAGGTATTTGAGTGCTACTAACGTTATTTCCATAGCAGAAAATTCACGTGCGTTTCTAACGGCTTTTACTTTATTAAAAAAAGCCTTAATCATGCGTTTTGCTGTCAAGTTACTTCCGTATCTCAAGACTAAGTCTGCAATTTCATCATACATCTGGTTTTTCTGTTTTGTGGTTAATGCATCCATGGTCAATCCTCACTTTCTTATAATGCTTCAACTGATACTATAATTTTAGTGTCGTCCGTTCTATATCTGAATTGTTCTCTAGCGTGTGATTCACTGAAGCCAAATATTGTATCATAGTCTGTTCTATCTAGCAACTTGTCATAGTATTCAATCAAATATAACTTCATCTTTATACCTCACTTTCTCCTGTTAATCTCTTGTGGATATCGTCACGAGTCACCCAGTATTCAATTGTCATATAATTTGTTGATCTTTTACCTCTATAAAAACATGGTCTTGTGCGAACTACGCCTTTTCCATACTTTCCATTATATGCGTGTACGGTTGAGCAACCTTCATTCATATAGCCTGGAACGTCTGCACATGTGACATAGTGCAAACCGCGTCTGTGACAATAATCACGGGTGTCATCTAATAATGCGTTCATTTCTGGTACGTTATCGATTGTGTTGCGCTTGTAAATTCCATAAAGATTCATATTTGCTCCATTTCTCACCGTCAAGCCGTTATGACAGCTGTGATTGTTATGCTCTACTTTTATTGTATCTACGTGATTCATGGTGTCCTGTTGCATCCTCACATTTTGAAGCCCACACACCACTTTCAACATTTTGCATTGATAACTTTCTTTCTATATATTTCCACATAGCATCAGAAATTTTCCCCTCAGCCCATAACATATTTTTTCTTCTAGTGTAACGAATGAAACATGTATCATATGTATCTTGCGTCTTGCACTTTCGCAAGTATGAGAGTGTTTGTTTTAAGTCTCTGTATGCTGACAAGTAAATCTGACGCTTTTCGTCTAACATATCAAAATCAAGGTTGGCGAGAGTGTTGAGGTTGACGTGATGCCATTCGAAATTTTTAATTGCTTTTTTCACATTCTCTTTATTTTTTCGACAGCAATATTCCATTCTATAATTTTCAGTGTCAAATCTTGTGCAAAAATGTGTACATACTCTGCACGGTAATGACATTTCATTGTGTTCGGGGTGTGCGGCTTTGTATTCGTCTGTATACATTAAATTGCGATACTCAAAATTTATAGTTGGGGTACTATGCGTTTCCATAAGGTAATTGATTCTGTCGTGTTCGGTTGACTCCTTGCTGTCTAAAATTTCCTCATATTCGTTATAATCTTCTGTTGCTTCTTCGATTTTTGAGGATTCTGAGGTTTCTGTTGCTTCAATATCTGTCTCATATGCAAGATCTTCCACCTTATCAAGAACTTTATACATTGACTTAACCTGTGTATCTTCAATTGTCATTTCTTTGGTGTGCCCCTTACCAGATACATAATATGTGATAACATCATCATCATCATATGCGCATACCCATGAATACTTACCATTTAATAAGAAAGATATCTGTACAGCGTGAATATCACAATCATCATCATGTGTGATAGCTGTTTCAATATTACCAAAACGCGCTATAATCATCTTCTTTAAACGATTGATATAATTCTCAGCATTCTTTACTAACATAGTTTTAACCTTTCTTCAAGTCTTTCCTTGACGTCTTTGTTTTTTCTTTTTCTCTTTCTGATTATATTATAGCAAATATCAGAATATAAACAATGATATAATTTAACCTCTTATCAGAAGATTTCTTGATATTATTTAGTTCATAGTTTGTTAATAATTGTGACATGATTTGTTCATACTTTCACACGCTACCACTTTAACGCGGTGAAGTTTAACACTTTAACGTGCTAAAGTGTCAGACCTGTTGTTCTAAAATTTTCGGCAAACGGAGCGGTGATCCCAGATATTT